CACCCAGCGGCAGAAAGAATTGCCGACCCGTACCCGCAGCCGCAGGCCGCGTCGATTACAAAACGACCGGCCACCATCTTCGATACCCACTCATAACGGTGCCGATGATCGGCTCGAACCTCAGCCATGGTTTTTGCAAGAAGACGCTCGCGGGCACTCATAGAAGAATCACCCCAATACCCATAGGACTGTCCTTTCCTGCGATCTCAACGTAGGAGTGCTCCTCCTTGAGTTCGCGCCATAGAGCGCCGACCCCGAACTTCCCGCCGCGCTTACCGGCCCTCTGATCGGCAACAATGTCGTGGAAGGCAACAATCTTCACTCCTAGCGGCCCATAGTTCTCCCAATCGGCACGAACGCCCTCTGGCGAATGATCGCCATCAATAAAAACGGCGTCGAATGGCCCGCGCTGGGCGGTTTCGACAATCACCTGCGGATCGCGGCTATCGCCAAGAATCAGACTTGCGCGGATGGCCGACCGATTCAAAGAAGCCTCGGCTTTACGCAGAAACGGCAGGCTTTCGCCCTTTCCCCACGGGCCGCCGGGCATATCGACGGCAACAGCCCTGCTCGCTTTCGGTAAAGCGCTCGCGAGAAAATGAAACGAGTCGCCGTACCGCGCACCAATCTCAAGATAGGACTGACAATCCATCGACACCATTAGCCGCCTAAGCGTGGTGATTTCCGTCTCGTGCTGCGGGAAAGGCTTCCCGCTAAATGATTTCATCAAGCGCTTGCTCCGGCTCCACAATCGGGAAGCACGTCAAAGCGCTACCCGGCGTTGCGTTTATCACGCGGCGACCCGCCTGCGCCAGTTCCGGTGCCATACGGTTAAGGCTCGGTATGAATTCGAGCGCGTGGCAGTTCGGGCGCGGCGGCTTCTTGTGATCGTTGTGCCAATTCCCCGGCCGCATATCGAACCCGAGAAGGATGATCGTCCCGGCACCGCGCAGAAAGGCGAGGTTGATCGAGTTCGCCCCGCCGCATACGCCTGCGAGAATGTCCGGCTTGTGCGAAAGAGCCATCCGAAGGCTACGCCCGATCAGCCGAACGCGGGAATCGTCAACCGGAGAGCGAGAAACGACAAGCGGTCCCCGGTATTTGTAAAGCTGCGAGGCGTTCCAGTCATGCCACTGCTTGTCGCTGAAATACAAAACATCGGCCCAAGGCGCGAGCGATAGCCCTGCGTTATTGACCGCCACCACGCGGACGCGATCTCGCAGCTTCGGAATTAACGCCTTCGGCAAAGACGGGCCGCCGCCGAGGATTACGCAAGTATCGCCCTGCCAGTCTTTCGGAAGCCGATATAGCTCATTTCGCATAAGGCTTGTTCTTCACCACGCGGACGACTTCCTGCACCGCCTGCACCTGCCCTTGCACGATAGCGTTTCGATGCTTGCGCAGCGCCGGGCGCATGAAAGGCCGCTCCGGCAGTTTCGACGTTCCGAATTCCTGCGCTGCCGCGTATTCAGCGCGCGCCGTGACAAGAACCTTGTTCCCGCCCTTGTCCGGCCGAACGTCAATCGACTTGTCCAGATTGGCGGTGTCTCGGTTCGGCGGAGTGCCGGGCGCGGACGGCACATGGCCGGGGCCGCTGACCGACCCGGCAATAATGCTGTCGGCCGCTTCCTTCCGCACAAGCTCTCCGGCCGCATAGAGCCGCCGCTGCGAGTTCGTCTTGATGTTCCGCATACGCGCGAGGCGTGCGCGGTGCACGTTCGCGCCGATTACCTTAGCCATCATCGTCCTCGTCGTAGTCGAGAATAGCTTGAGCGACACAACGGCAGTTGTGCGCTATAAACTCATTCGCCAAATACCATTGCGCATCATTGGAGATATTGAACACATGGCCCGAAAATTCACGCCCGGCTTTCTTGACCACGCGATCAAACTCATATCGGACGGAATGAGCATCAAAGAAGCTGCGTCCCTCCTTGGCTGCTCTCGCAACAATCTCGCCAATTCGATCCGCACTTACCGGCCTGAATTTAACCCGGCCATGAACCGGCACAAATCGGTCTGGAATAGGCAAGACCTTCCTCAAGAGGAGATTTGCGCCAAGTACCAGACCGGAAAGAGTGAACTTGCTCTCGCGCTTTCCTACGGCGTTGAGAGATCGGCTATACGCCGCGCGCTCGTAGCCGGTCGCGTTCCCGTTCGCGGGCGATCCAGCGCAAACTATGTCCGTATGTCGCAAATGACGCCAGAAGAACGAAAGGAGCTTGCCGCAAAAGCCCATGAGGCCCGCCGAAACACGCCAAGCGGCAAGCATAGAGAGCAGCGACTTAACCGCTCGAAAGCCGTTGAAAACGGCGAACGATGGATCATGACCGGCCCCGGAGAGGCAGAGATTTTCGCGGCCATTGCCGCACACCGCCCTGACGCAAAACGCCAAGTCGCCGTTGACGTTTACCTGATCGACATTGTTTTCGGCTCCGTCGCCGTGGAAGTCAAATTCGGAGCCGGGGGTCGATTTCACGCCGTGCGCGATGTGCGCCGCATGGAAAAGATCGTCGAAACGGGCAGAAAGATTGCCTACGTCATCTTTTCCGATCGATTTGCAATCGAGAACGCGCTTGACGAGATAGTCGCCCTCCTGAACGTCATTGATCGGAAGCCACCCGCGCGTGGTGAGTATTGGATGATTCGGAGTGGCCTCCAAAAATCCCCCATTACCCGTTTCAACGGACACAAGAGGGCCACTATAGAAGCGCCGCCAGAGCTTGTTACATCCATTCGCAAGGTCGAGTTTGGTTGATCCGGGGAAGCAATTTATCGGCTGGCCCGGATGCCCGTCCGAAGGCGGTCGGTCCCAAGAGAATACCTTGCCATGGCGGCGGCGGTGAAGCGGCCGGACCTTATCGTCCCGGCGCGTAATCCAGCGGTAGCGCTCTATGCCGAGTTGCTGGTTTCGGATTTGCGTCAACGACGCATTCAGCTTCTCGGTCTGGTCCCGCGCGATGAACGCGGCATGTTTCTTCGTTATCTTGAGCGCCTTCGCCAATTCTGCGGCGACCCAGCTTCGCGGTTTCCGCTGCACGAAGCCCTGCCAGATTATATTCTCGGCGCGAGCGCGAGCGCGAGCGGTCAAACCTCGGATCAGAGAAACATTCGCCTGAATGGACTCGTTAAGCGGGGTCGCGATCTGCGATAGCCGCATGAAGGGTTCAATATCGACGCCGACCGCAGACTTCACCGCAGAAATTGTCTTCTGCCCGTGCCACTGGCCCACTCGCGTCACCCAGCGGCCCAGCTTCTCGGTCTGATAGATCAGCGTCTCATCCGCTCGGCGGAATAGCCGGTCCATAATCGCCGCCATCTGCGAAGGCGTCCGGTCAGCGGTGATGGCAGGCGGAAGCTCGTATTCCTTCGCTATGTCCCGATAGGTCTCGGCAATCGAGCCGACGACGACAAGGATAATGCGGTAAAGCTCGCCCTCCAGCGTTGCCGGAGGAATTATCGGCGCAAACTCTTTCTTGCGCGGCCTCCCGCCATAAGCACCCATCGAGCGCCAGAGCACCGGAAGATTTAGGCGAGTACCGCCGCTTTCCTGCTCAACGGGAAGCATTTAGGCCGCCTTTTCTTTGATCTTCTTTTCCCAATCCTCGACGACTTCCTCGAAAATCTCGGGGCCGAGAACGATCTTGCCGCGATAGGGCTCAACGCCGGACAGGTCCATGCCCTTGCCCTGATAGGTGATCGTTACGTGCGGCTGATACTCCGGCCAGTCCCACGACGCGCCGGAGCGGACGATGTTCTCGTGCCGCCACGAAAGACGGGAAGACGAGAATAGCAGCACGATAGCGCCCTTCGGCCCAAGCGGCTCGACAATGCGCGCGCCACCGGGCTTGACGATCATCTGCCCGTTTTCCTCTCCGCCCCAATCGTCGGAGCCGACCGCCATCCAGTCCACGCGCTGCCGCGAGAAAGCAATCGTGACGTGCAGGTCCGAAGCCTCAAGCGTCTGGTCGAACCCCTGCGCCTTCGCCCATTTCAGGATTTCTGCGCCATTGAGCACGTTCCGGCGAACGTAGAGCGTCCTAGGCTCGGCATCCTGCTGGAAGCGGTTGTTCTGGTTTCCATTGGCGGCACCGGCCGCTGCAAGCGCGGAAAGCTCTGCCTCGGCTTCGCGCGTTTCGATCTTGTGCTGGCCCGGCTGCTCGCTCGACTCGTCCAGCGCTTGGTCCAAGCCGGGATAAAACCCGTCCTCGACCAGCTTGTTCGCAACGCCCTTCGCAAGCGCATCGACAGGGATAAGCCCGGAGTTGACGTAGGACTGCGCCGCCTTTGCGTTGCGCTCGTTGTTCTCGGATTTCTCTTTCTCGGAAAGCTGCCAGAGCGGCGCGAACTGGTAATAAACATCTGCAGGCCGCGAGCCGAGCGAAGACCGAATAATCGCGTCGATGACCGGAGCCTGCACCGGCTTTAGCAGCATCTTCTGCTCTGCGGCGATCCGGTCGTAATAGTTCCGAATATCGCTCTCGCCGGTCGAGTTAAGACCGCTCGGCGTCTCGCCAAGAAACCGCGTCACCGGAATATCCGACGCACCCGACAGAATTTGCAGGAACATGCGCACCACGTCAGGCAGCGATTGGAAGCTGAAAGACTTTTGCTCCCACTCCTCCTCGCTATCCATGATCGTGGCGTTGATGACGCTCTTGACGTATTCCGCGAGCGCGTAGCGCTTCACGAGCCGGTCGGCATATTCCTTGTCCGCCAGCTTTAGCGTCAGGCCCTTAACCTTGAAAACGTCCGTCTTGGCCTCGTTTATGAGCGCGGCCACGCCCTGCGAAGAAAGCGCGGCGTTGCTCATGGCGTCATAGACAGAGCACAGGACTGAATTGCCCCAATGATCGGTGCGGCGGCGGGAAGGCGCGCGAGCGCCGGCAAACCGAACGACGCGAGAAGGATGAATTTCGATCTGGCCGCCGGCCTTTTCGACGCTGATCCGGTACTTTTCCGGGCCGCCAAATAGAGGATTGTTCACGTCCCGAATGCGGCCCTCGGTCGATATTTCGGACTTCGGCAGGACGTGGATATAGGCCATCGAGTCCTTCTGGATTTGCTCAGGCACAAGCGGCGTCTCGGGAGCGCCGGTCCCGTTTATGCCCATCACCATGACCGAGCCGCCATAGAGCCGCGCGTAAATCATCGCCTCAAGCAGTTTTGAATCGAAGTTCACCCGTTCTTCGGTCGCCTCGATAAGCTCGATGTTTTTCTTCTCGGTCTTCCACTCGCGCCCTTCGCGGGTCATGTCAAAAGCCGGAATATCGACAACCTTTCGGCCCCACGAGTCCCACTCGTAGCTCGCTTCGGCTTCTTGATCCGTGAAATTGTAGCGGGCGACAAAGCGGCCCTGCATATTCTTGTCGCGCATCGTCCCGATGCCGCTCGCCATGTTTTCGAGCGTGTCCGAAACCCCGAGCGCACCACGCGCGTCCGCGAGTTTCTTCGTGGCTGATTTCTGGCGAGCCATTCGCTGCTCCTATCGACCGACCCACGATAGCGAGCCGTCATACGTTTTGTCACCGAGCATAAGCTCTGTAATCGCCCATACCATAGCATCCGCTCGGTCGGGAGAACCTTCGCCCAAATAACCGGACGGGTCGAAGTAGCATAGCTGATCCTCAAGCGCGGCCATATCGCCAAGATGCTTGACGCGGCCCTTCTCGTAGAGCGCCGCAACCGGCTCTGCCCGAGCCACCTTCCCGCGCGAGGCGGTGATCGTCTCGTAGGAGATAAACGGATCGGTCGCCCGGATGACCGTCTCGACCAACGCGCCGCCGAAGTTGATTTCGGCCACCACGCGGTCTGCCTTCCAGCGTCGGTACGTCTCGCAGACCACGCGGCCCCATGCGAGCGGCGAAAGGTTCACCGAGCGATCCTCAAGCACATAGACGAAGCCGTCCACGCCGAGCCCGGCGGCGACAATGCCAATGTCGTTCGGCTTGTCCATCTTTACGAGGTCTTCCGGCTTAATGCCTTTCGTACCGGAAGGATCGACGGCAACCACAACGCGGCTCATGTCCGGCAGATTCTCGTTCGTGATCTTCACGCGCTTCCCGGCTTCGATCCGCACCTTGGCGTCATCGAGCATCGTCCGTGTCCAGAGAGCGCCCGGAATGTCGTCGAGGATTTCTGCCTGAATTTCCTGCCGCCCGAGCCGAGTCCCTTCGTATTTCTCGCGAATGTCTTTAAGGAACGTCTCGGCAAGGTTCGCTGCGTTCGCGTAGGTGTTAGCGGTAGATACCGCCGAATCATCATCGTCTTTCAGTTCGCGGATAAGCGGCAAAGGGCGCGGCGTCGTCGTAACCATTGCGCGCGGGTCATGCCCTAAGCGAAGGCCGAACTTCATCATGTCCCACGTCGCGCGAGGGTCGGCCCATGCGGCTAATTCATCACAAGCCGCTGTGTCATGTTGCGGACCGCGAAGTCTGTCCGGTTCCTCGGCAGAGAAGGCAGTGGCGATAGCACCATTCTTCCACGTTAGCCGCCGCTTGGAAGGCTCGTAGCGAGGAACGCCTACAGAGTCGCCCTTTACGTCCCTATCGCCAGCCCACGCGCAGGCAAGGATTCCGCTTTCGCCTTCGATCATAACATCTCGAACGTCTGCGGCTGTTGGAGCGATAAGTGCAATCCTAGAAAATCCAGAGCGCACCCGATGGCGTATCCATTCTGACGATGCCTTAGTTTTCCCGGCTCCGCGACCGGCGAGGAATAGCCACACCCGCCAATCGCCGTATGGCTCTAGCTGCTCGCGCCGCGCCCAAAACTCCCAATCGTGCAGAAGCTCGTCGGCCTGCTCGTCAGTGAGTGACGCGAGCGCCTTCTCCAGTTTCTTCGGATTCTTCCGCGCCAGCGTGGCGAGCGATTCGACGTGCAAGCTCTGCCTTTGCATCCTTGAACTCTACTGCGCCGGAGTGTTCGACATGCTGCGTCTCGCGCCAGCCGCGCCGGGTCTTGTGGTAGAAATAAACCGCGCTCGGCTGGACCTCGATCTCCTTGCGGATCAGGTTGCCCGCCGCATCGTACTGCGCAGGCCGACCCCGGATCAAATGCCGAAGCGATACCGACGCCTCAAAGTGGCATACGGCCTCGCCGTTTCGGATTTCCTCGGCAAAATAAAGGGTGAGGGTCTTTATATCGATGGGCCGACCGTTCTGCGGGTTCTTCACCAACATGCAGGTCTGCGTCTGCGTCAGGCCGTAGCCGATAGCCGTTTCGACAATCGAGCGCTGCTCAGGCGTCGGCTCAAAGGCAGGACGGCCACGGCCGCGCTTGGGGGTTGGCTCGCTCGCAGCCGGAGGCGCGGCGGTCTCGGGCGGTATCTGCTTTTTTGCTTTGCGAGGAGCCATGCGCCCTACTTACAGCGCGAGACGATCTATTTCAATTCCTCCAACTTAACCGCCTCGTGCATGTGGTCCAAATCGAGGCAGCCAATATGGCCCGTCCCGATCTTTCCGTCCTTGGCAATAGAGAAGTTTATTTCAGACCTTTCGGCGTGAGTTTTTGTTTTACAGGTCCCAAGGGTTAGCTTAATCTGCTCTTGCGTTGCAGCGCAACAGGAGAGCCAGATGAAATCCGAAAAAGATTATCAGGAAGTAGCCAAGGCGGTATCCGAGGCCGAATACTTCTCGGTCAAGCTCTTTCGCGGCGTCGGTCGCTTCGACAAGGGCGCTTGCGATAGCCTCGCCGCCGCGCGCGATATGGGGAGCCGAATGGAGAAGGCGGCAGGAAACGGGAAAGGCGCTCTCATTTATGCTATTTTGCCGACCGGCTCCGGCGTCTTGGTCCCGCGCGATTTCGTTTTATAGCCGACGACCTCAAGCTCCATTCCGTAGTTATCGACCCCGCCGGGCTTCAAGCCTTGGCGGGGTTTTAATTTGTTCGTGCGGAATGGCCGGTAATCGACGAAATGGTGCGCCCGGCCCCAGCGGGTGACGAGGCTCGTTACGTCCGGGTGCATATCGAGGAGCATTTTGCTTTTCGGCCCGGTCCCCTCGACCGCATAGAATTCTGCTGTATTGCCGCCGCCGAGCGTTTGCGTCGTGAGCTTCTCTTGGAGGAAGGCGTTAAATTGAACGGTGCAAAGCCCAGCCTTTAGGATGCGGAGCGAAAGGTCGGTGTCCTCGTTATAGCGCCCGCGCCAGCGAAAAGGCGCGTCGTTTCGGATTAGGTTGCAAGAGTAAATCCGCGTATTCGCCACGAAAGGCGGCATCTTGGTCTTGCGCGAGGCGAACATAAAATAATTCGGGCCGCCCATCGCGACGTTCTCGTAGCGGTCGCAAAAATCCTCCATACAACGGAATATCGTGCCGTCCGCGACCGGGACCTTGAGGTTTCGGTTAAAACGGTAGAACGCCTTTATGTTGTCGTCCATTACCCAATGCCACAGCGCTCCGGCCGCGATTGCGTGCTCCCACGCGAAATTCCGCGCCGGACCCGGCCCCTTGCCCTTGGTCATGCCGAGGTCGTCGAAGGCGTCGTAATTGCGCTGATATTTCTTATCGAGGACGAGGACGCGCGCCGGGTCGATCACGGCCTCGTAGGCCGAGCGCTCCTGCGCCTCGACCACGATATAGAACGGTACGCCGAGCTTATCGAGCGCGCGAGCGGTTAGGCGCGATTCGTGCCGACCCTTCGAGACGATATAGACCGGCCACTTAGGTCCGCTTTTTGTATTGCTTGTCGGCATAGGTTTCGATTTCGATTTCGGGGAACCATAAAAACCGGGTCCGGTCGGTTATCTTTTGCTTTACGGCCTTCGCGAATTTCTGGACCGCCGCGTCGTCTTTGAAATGAACCACGAGCGAGCGAAAGGCCGTCTTATCGACGTGCTCAAATTCCGGCATCCCGGCCCATTCGGCATTGGCGTCGTTTGCCGATTCGGGGTCGCCGAATATCTTGAAAATATCGGCAGCGCCGAAGCCCGTTAGGTCGAGCGAGGGGAGTAAGGCCCGGAGGTCGGAAAGCTCACCCCGGAGCGCCGGGAGGTCCCACTGGCTCTCCTCGCCCGTCCGATTGTCCGCGAGGCGATAGGCCCGCTTCTGCGCATCCGATAACCCGGTCGCATCATGCACCGGCACTTGCTTGTAGCCGCCCTTGATCGCAGCGAGCCGCCGGGTATGCCCGACAAGGATTACGCCATCCTCGTCAACGACTATCGGTTGCCGCCAGCCGAACTCCCTGACCGATGCAAGCACCTTGTCGATTGCGGCCTGCGATATGAGGCGCGGGTTATGCGGGTAGGGCTTGAGCGTTTCTGGATCGGCAAGACGGATTTTCATGGGAGAATTTATAGGCTGGATTTATTTACGGGTCATTCTCGGATTTCCGCGAGCGTCCAACCTGAAATATCGGACGCGTCTTTCCTGACAGGGCCATTGCCAAGGGCCGAACTTTATCGGCTCATCGCCGCATTGTGTCCAGATGCGAATGGTTCCGAACTCTGAAATCTCGCCGCCCATCCGAAACCTTAGTGAGGCCATCAAATGAACCCCTTAATTGCAGGCCCGGCGACAGCGCCAAAGCCGAGAAGCCCGAGAAAAGATCGACGACTAGGCATGTTTACCCATCCTTCTTAATTATCGAGAGGACTGACGTATTGATGTTAGTCCCGCTCTCGCTAAACGATCCTACAGGCAAGTCGTACCAATCCTTATCTCGCGCTTCAATCAAGCCGTGGTCGTAGCGCGCTGTTGCGGGCAGAATCGCGACTAGCTTCCCTCCAGACTTCAGGAATTTCAGAGCGTGGATAACGTGCTTCGCGTAGTGCTTCCCGTAGAAAGGCGGGTTCATAACCACCAAATCGAAGTCGCCGGTCGGAATTGTTTCAAGGAAATTT